TCTTCTTCATCATCATGAGATGCTTCCATTTTAGGAGAAGCATCACTAGAATGAGTTTTTGGTGGGGATGCCTTAGATGCGGCCTTGGCTAAGTCTTTCTTCTTGTCACTTGGTTTAGTGACGGCATCACCATGATCATCTGTTTTAGCTGTCATGGCGTCTGCTTCTTCTAACTCAACCACATCTTCCATTTCTCTATCGAGTTTTTCAGACATTTTAAGTCTCCTGAGTAAATTGATTAATTATATTTATAAGATTAGAGTTTTGAAAGGAATGCTTCAAAGGCTTCTGCCTGTTTATTTGCGGATGCAAGTCTATGAATTCGTGCAACTTCGGACTCTCTAAGAACTCCGTTGTCCCAAATCCATTCCTTACCTTCCATAATTCCTTCCACAAACGCTTCTGGTGCTGAAGGGTCTGCAACAATATCACCTGCCGTCGCAAGATAAAAATCTTTTCCGACATAGTTTGCATTATCCCTTTTTTCAAGTGTTCCCATTCCTCTACTAGAGACTCCAAGTTTTGCACCTGCATTTAGCAATTCCTTGACAATTTTTCCGTTAGGAGTGTCAAGAATCTTTGCTTTCCCGATGATATTTTTACCTTCGGGTACAAGTTCCTCAATCAAGTGAGAAACCCTATCCAGATTGACAGTTGGTCCGTCTGGATGACCTAGTTCTCCGAAAGCTCGTTTCTTCTCAACTAGTTCTTTATTGTACCTATTGACTTCTTTACCCAAAACTTCCATAGGATAAATCCTCCCATTTCTGTTCTTTGTTTCTGCCTGCATAAAAATTCCTTTAATTTTGGTAGATTTGGAATCTCCTTCTTGCAGGATCTCAAAGTCATCGTACATTTCTGTGATTAATTTCATATTTCCCCTTAGTAATGAAAGGCAATTGCAACTGCTCGCATAGTTCCTGTGCCTGATGCAATTGTATCTGTTGGTTGTTTTGTAATAGTTATAGTCTGCCCTGTCCTAAGAGTAACAGTTCCAGCATACTCTGATGTACCTCCTCCAGCAGCAGCAACTGTAAGTAAAGAATCAGCACCAGTATTATTATAAACACGAACAGCATTTGCCGAACCAACATTATTTGCTGAACTAAGTGCAATTTCAGCACCTTTTAATTTTAACATTGTTTCTCCTAAATTGTGAGCATTTCTTTATCGAAATAATTCATAATGTCTCTATCTTTGACACCATGTTTCTTTGCGATAGATTTTACTGTTTTGTCAAATGTACTAAGCATATCGCCAGGATTTCCTTCCATAGTTTTGAACAAAGCATCAACTGCACTCTTCATTTTAGGAGTGAGTTTTTTGTACTCATTAGACTTCTTGTGTTCATCTTTTTCAGCAAAACTTTGCCGTATTTGTTCAAATGTCTTCGTCATCTGGTACAGTAGGAACGTGCTGTTTAACTAAAGAATTTGCAACCTCAACTCGTTTTTGATCTAACGCATGACCAATCTTCGTAGCCATGTCTGCCTTAAAAGCACTTTCGGCTTCAATTTTGTCATTCTGTACAATTGCGTTTACCATATCATGAATGTGTGCCATAATCTAATCTCCTATGTTATCATTTGAAATTCTTCTTCCTCCTCTGGTGGAAGTTCCTCTGGTGGAACTTCTTGAGGGGGTTCTTCTTCTGGTGGAGGCTCTTCCTCTGGTGGCTCTTGATTAGGATCAAAGCCAGGAACTTCTCCAGTATCCCCATCATCAGCTTCTTTGTCTATTTGTTCTTGCATTTTCTCTATGTCATCTTCAGACATACGGAAAACGTGTTTTTGAACATATTCCTTAGAAAACCACTGGCCAATATAGGGTTCCATCATATTTAGTAAATTTAATCGGTCATTAAGCAGATCCATGTCTCGCATCTCTGCATAATGTCCATCTTTTGTGTAGTTGTACGATAGATTGTCTCGTATTTGGTTCCAATCTTCGTCAGCAATTACACCTTTGAGTAAAAGTTGTGTTTTTAGAATATCATTAAAAAGAATGTTAAATTTGCTTCTTATCTTTTGAATGAACTTGGTAAACTTGACTTCATCTCTTGTTATCTCTGAACCTCTACCCAAACTGAATCCAGTTTCGCCTTCTAGTCTGCTTACTGGTATGTTTAAAGACCTATAGAGTTTTTTCTGAAAATACAAAATATCCTCAACTTCACCTAAATTTTGACCGCCAGGTAAAGTTGATATTTCTGTGCCTCTACCACCTTCTCTTCGTGGTAGCCAAAAATCCTCCAACATACTCATCTGCTGTCTGTCATCACGAATCTCGCCAGTTTGTGCATTATAAACCAACTTGTTACGATATCGGTTCATAACGTCTTTCAGATATTGTTCTGCTTTGACCTTTGGTAGATTACCAACATCAATGTAGAAGATCCTTCTTTCGGGAGCTCGTGCAATTCTGTAAATTACAACCGCATCCTCGATCATTCTCAGTTGATTTACTGGTTTGATTGCTTTATGCAAAAAAGAGAGAACTATGTTTTTGGTAGGGTCATATAAACCAGAAGGACAGAAAGCAATAGCATCAGAGGTGATCTTCATTGCTCCGCCTTGTGTATTATTCATTCCCTTATCATTGTAAAGAAAATATTCTTCTACAACTCGTACAGTAGGTGATCCTTTTTTTGTTAGTGTTTTGTCTACTTTTTTTACTCTTTTTATTTTTAGAGAATCTACGTATCTTAGTTCTTGTATTCCCTTTTTAGGATCTGATTCATCTATGATTTTATGGTAATGTAATCTGCCATCAATATACCACCTTCTGAAAATATCATGTGCTTTATTATTGAAGTCTAATAGACGGAGCACTTGTTGAAACTCTTGCTTTATTCTATTTTTGACTTTTGAAGAATAGGGCAGGCCATCTGTGACAATTGACACAGGCTGTTTTAACTCCTCAGTATTCACTGATTCGTTGATGATATCTTCAATTGCAAAATCACACTCTGGGTGTTCTGCTGTTTGTCGATATCTTTTGATAAGGTCATACTCATTTTTAGTCTGACCCTCTATGTCTAGGAATTCGCTGTAAAATCCAGCGGAAGTAGTTGAACCATCATCAAGGTCAGGGAGAACAAAACTAGGTTCGTTAAGTTCTCCCTGCTTGTTGGCTCTAGTTATCTGAAAACCAAATAATTGTGCCATAAAACTCCGTAATCAATATTAAATATTTATACGTAAGCTTATGTCGTAGTATTTGATTCGTGAAATTGATATCTAAAGGTTACTCCAAACTCTTCGACAGCATCATTGGTATCGTATGCCAAATCAATGTTGTCTAAGGTTGTTGGGAACATCCCTCTGAATGTATGGGACTTAATGATATTGCCAGCTCTGTCAAGTTGATCAACAAAAGCATCAACTTGATAGTCAGCAGGATTTTCCAATCCACTGTTATCCGACATTGCATTAATACCATTCATCCATCGTTCCATCGCATTACGAATCAAGAAATCAGTATCGTTCATGACAGTGATTGTCCATGTTTCAAAAGTACGATCACCAGCAATATACAGTGTTCGACCTCTAAATGGGACACCAATTTCCCCTAAAGTTTGACCTGGCAACTGTGCTGCTCGACAAAGATAAGACAATGTTCTTGTCTCACCCCCGATTGCAGAATAGCCAGGAAATGGCATGGTGACGGAGAATTGATTTGCTCTTGCTCCACCACCCTTTAGAATTGCTTTAAAGTCATTTATGTTTGCCATTTATCCTCCTTACGCTCCAACTACTTCACTGAACGCAACACCTGTCTTAGTGGCGATGAAATTCAGAGAAATAAAGTTAATAGACCGAGCAGGTTTGACAAAAATGTCAGCAATAAACTCGTTACGATCAACGACAGAACCAGTATTGTTTGTGCTATCACAAACAACCAGAAAATCGGTAATACCTCTTCGTCCTTGCACATCTCGCAAGAAAGGTTCAACCATATTCCTGAAACCAGCTCGTGTGAACTCATCGTTGAATTCAAACAACTGAAACTTAGCAGCAGTTGCAATTGCTTTTTCAATAGTGATAAACAACCTTCGTACATTGATTCTATCAAATGCACTTGGTTTTGACTGTGATGTTTTATCACCAAACAGAACTGTTCCTTGGCCTGGAAAAGTACAAACAGGATTAACTCTATTCTTATAAAGAATGTCTCTGTTTGCTTTTTGAGGATTGTATGCAAGTTTTACAACTCCACGTACCTGACCTCTGTTAAATCCACCTGGCGAGAACCATGTGTCTGCAACAAGATCTGTTCTTGCACAAAGTCCTGCAATGTCTCCATTCAATGGTACATACCGATAAGTGTCATTGTACTTATCATAAGTGTATTTCCATCCACTGTCAAACACTGCATACGATGTTGAAGGTAACGAATCAAAGAATGCTTTTACATTCGATGTTTGTGTTACTTCATTTGCAACATTAACTACGTCTGCCATTTCTGGTGAAACGAATGCGACACAATCCATACGATCTGTACACATATCCATTGCATTACCAGCTGTTGTTGCATCTGAAACTCCACAAATGAACATATTCAAATCGACAGTCTCAGTATCTTTGAAACGATCAATTCCATCTTTTGCTTCACCAGTAGATAATGTATAAGAATCAACTCCACCTGTTAGTGAAATTGTTGTGATGACCTCTGAAAGTGCAGAGAATAATGCATTACTTCCACCAGATCCAATATGATCTGAAATGGTTCTACCATAATTTGTATTTA